GATGATCCTCGCCAACGATGTCCAGGCCATGAAAAAAGCCTGCGACGAGAAGGGCGCCGACTGGTGGCGCCACGTCAACGAGGACCGGAAAACCCGGATCGTTACCGCGCAGCTCATGGCCGAGCAGATCACCACCCGCGACCTTCTCCAGAAGGTGCTCGGTGTGGACCCCGACGGGAACAAGAGCATCATCCTTCCCTAGCAGGAGAGAGGGCCGTGAAGCCGAGCACGGATCAGCGCGAGAAGATGATGGTGGTCGTCAGCCGCGACCGGAAACGGAAGGCCAAGAAGAAGCGCCGGAAACGGTACAACGCCGGCAAGGCGATGCGAAAGGCGGCCTACTGATGCACTTCATCTGGACCAAGGACGAACTCGTAAAACTCATCCTCGACGAGACGAACGAGGGCTTTCCCAAGATGGCCGCCCGAATCCGGCGCGAACACCGACGCGGAAAGGTCAGCACCGAGGACGTCTTCAAGGCCGTCGCCATTGCCGTCGAGAAGAACCAGGCACGAGGATTCCAGGCCAAGACCTACATCATCGACCAGCTCGATTCACCCCAGGATCCGGAGACGAAGGACGCCGCGAAGATCGACGTCCAGACCACCATTCTCCAGGAAATCCGCGACCTGAGAGCCGAACTCGACAAGCTCCTCTCCACCGAGCCGAAACCAGAGCCCAGACCAGAGCCCAGACCAGAGCCCAGACCGGTGCCGAAGCCCGTGCCCACAACCATGGGATCCAAGGTCACAGCCAAGAAGAAGTGGGGCCGGAAGAAGTGACGTGGGGCGTCTACCTCCACTGGCTCGCCGCTGCAGGCATCCTCCTCTTCGGATGCCTCCTCGGCGTCGGCGCCGTCGTGATCGGTGTCTGGCTCACCACCTGGATGATGGAGCGAATCAAGATCCAGAACCACGCACGGCGGTTCATCGAGGAGGAAGTCGATGACACCGTCGCACGACTCGCCGAAACCCTCGGAAAACAGCCCAGCAGGAACAACCGGAATTCCGAACACCCGGCCGGCGATCCCCCGCCCACGCCAGGAGAACTGGAAGGAGAAAAGCTGTGGCAGAAGCTGTCGAAACTGACGCGGCGGTAACCGAACTCCAGCGACAACTCGCCAAGGAGAAGACCGAACACGCCGATACCCACAACGCGCTGTGCCGACTCATGCTCAGGATCGAGGAACTCGACCAGGGCGAGGTCCTGAACATCGCCGACGTCGTCGATCCCGACATGAGAACCTGGTGGAAGAACAGGCTGCGACGGGCCAAGCTCGACGCCGATGCCGGCGACGAGAAGCAGCGCGTCAGCAAGATGCGACGTGACACCCTCCAGTCACTCACCGCCGAGCAGCGCCGAGCACTCGGACTCCCCGATCCCATGGGGGCCGGAAGATACAACTGGGAGGCCAGGGTGGCCCTGCCGAAAACATGATCCTCCCGGAAGACCTGGAACTCGTCGAGCCCGATGACGCCGAACTCCTCGACAACCTCGACTGGTACCAGAAAACGCTAAAGGTCAGGAACGACCGTGGTACCGTCGTGCCCTTCCAGCTCCTCCCGGCACAGGTCCGCCTCGAAAGGATCAAGGTCTCCCTGCGCCGGAAGAACCTGCCCGTCTATGTCGCCAACCTCAAATCCCGACGGGTCGGAGCCTCCACCTGGACCGCCGCCGCCTTCTACAAGGACGCCCACGACTTCCCGGGCCGACAGACCATCATGATCGCGCATGACGACAAGTCGACGAAGAACATGCTCGCCATGGTCCGATTCTTCTTCCGATCCCACCACGGGAAGGACGTCCGTGCAGCCAGGGACGCCTCCGACAAGCTCGTCCTGCCGGGACTGGAATCGGAGTTCTCCATCTATACCGCCGGGTCCCGCGAGCGCGCCGCAAGATCCTTCGCCGCACAGTCGCTCCTCCTCTCCGAGATCGACTACTACGAGGTCGAGGACGTCTACACCGCGGCCATGCAGGTGCTGCCCGACGCCTACCCGGCATTCGTCGTCGTCGAGTCGACGTCGCGCGGCCCAGGCGGACAGATGGAACAGATGTGGCGCCGCGTGGAAGAGGAAACCACCGATTTCGTGGGCAACTTCACGGGATGGTTCGATCGACCCGAAAACGTGAGGAAGCCAACCTGGACGGACCTGTACCGATACGCCCCGACGGTGTGGCGAGAGAACAACAGACCGCGCGTCAAGGCGATCATGGAGGTGATCGAAGATGTCCTGGGGTCGAGGAAGAACGAACGAGACTTCGATGGAAGCGGCAGCGAGACAGGAGAAGGGCCAGGCAAGACGGATGCGCCTCGAAGCGGAGAACAGACTGGCGAGACAGGCGGAGCGCAAGCAGCGACTCCAGACGATCCAGCAACTCCAGACGAAGTGGGAGGAGCGGGGGATTTTCCAGGGAGACGTGTTCCCCGTGGTGTTCAGCGTTCCCGGCCGGAATGGAACGGCCCGTATGGGATACGTGGTCTGCCGGATGGAGCCTCTACCGGGAGGATCCGAAGCACTGTTGAGGCTCGTCGAAAGCGACGCCAGCGGAAGTCCAGTCGTAAGCGAAGAAGCGGAAGCGTCGGCCTGCGCAGGACTACTCGGGACTACCAACGACTGATCGCCGATCCCGAAACGTTCCTCATGGAGAACTTCAAGGACTCCATGACCGACTACGAGATAGACATCACGATCGAGAACCACCTGGAAGAGAAACAGCTGAACTGGCTGCGCTGGTGCCAGTTCGACAAGTGCGGCGATTCCGAAATGCGCCGGAAACGAGAACATCCATCGCGCCCCGAGGAGGCCTTCGAGTTCTCCGACGAAGCGATCCTCAACCCGCACGTCATCAGCGAATGGATCCGGGACGCCAGGAAGAACCCCGGACAGAAGCTGCGCTTCAAGTTCACCGAACACAAGGACGGCCGCGTCTCCGTAAAACCCGTCCTGGACGCCGCCGGAAAGACCACCATGTGGGAAGAACCCCAGGAAGGCGTCGAGTACGTCATGGGCGTGGACCCGGCGTCCGGGACCGAGCGGGGCGACAACCAGGTTGCCTGCGTGCTCCGGAAGGATACCGGAAACCAGGTCGCCGAACTGAGATGCCGGATGGAACCACACCTCGCCATCAACGAGGTCGAGGGCCTGGGAATCTGGTACAACTGCGCCTACACCGCCCCGGAAGCCAACTCGATCGGCCTGGAGTGGGCGCGCCGGCTGTCCGACCGGGGAACCCTGCCCATCTACCAGAGACAGGATCCCTCCAGGTACGAGCCCGGAAAACTCACCCCGCGCCTCGGATGGCTCACTACCTCAACCACCAGAAACCAGATCTTCACGACGATGCGGCAGGTCGTCACCGAGAGCCGGTGCCGATTGTGGTCACTTGACACGCTGAGGGAGTGTACGACACTTTGGGAGGGCAAGGAGGGCGACAACCGGGGCAAGATCGAGGCCAGACCGAACTGCAAGGACGACGGGGTCATGGCCTGGGGAATCGCCCTGCGGATGCTGCCCCAGCTCGAGGACGAGGGTGAAGACCGGATCGTGGAGGATGAGGGTGGACCGTCCGAGGCCGCACGCGCACTCCTCGCGCAATTCGCAGCCAAAAGCCGCAACGGCAGACTGCCACCGCTCAACTACCAGCGAAAACACGTCGTCGCCCGGAGCCCAACGAGAGAGGGCCTGACCTGATGCCGACCTACAACTACCACTGCGCGGACTGCACCCAGGACTGGAAGGACGCCAAGTCGATCGACTCGCGCTACGAGGTCTACTGCCCGAACTGCGAACGGTACGCCGGAGGAGGAAGCGGAGGCAAGGGAATCTCCATCCTCATCAAGCGAGCCCCCAGCGTCATCTCCGACAACCTCGTGCCGAGCGGAGATCGCGTCGCCATCCCAAGTCTCGGCCGTACCGCGTCCGCCAGAACCAGGGCCGAGCTGAGGGAAATGCAGGAACGCATCCCCGAAAGCCTCTGGAAGAGGACGGAAGGCGAACACCAGGTCAAGGTCCCCGTCCTGAACGAGAAGACCGGACGGTACGAGGTCGAGACCAGGACCGTACAGCGCGAGGGCATCGAGATCGACGTCCCCCACACGCTGGAAAAGGGCGAGGAGCCCGCGGGGGAAAGTGACGGATGATCGCCCCACCGCTTCTGACGCACTCCAACATCGTCGACGCCAGGGGAAAGGAACACAAGCCCCTGAAACGACACGAGCCGACCAGGAAGGTCCGGCGGATCCAGGAACTGCGCGACGAAGCGATCCGGTGGCGAGACGGACGGATGCAGATGCAGGGACGGTGGCTGTCACATCGGTCCTGGTATCTCGCCACCGGGAACAGCGGCGGACTCATGCGCCAGCGCAGCTACATCAACCACATCTACGAGAAGGTCGAATCCCTCGGCGCCGCACTCGCCGACGCCCCGCCGACCTTCCACTACCGGCCCCCAACCAAATCCAGGGTCCGCCTCGCCAACCACCTGAACCGATCCGTACCCACCATCTGGCAGAGAGAGCGCGGGCCGGCCAAGTACCGGGGGACCGTCAAGAAGTGTCTCATCTACGGCACGGACTACTGGTACATCGGTCACGAACTCTCCGGCCCGAACCGGATGCCGCGCGTGACCATCGACGAGATCCCGGCGTGGAGAGTCTTCCCCGCTCCCGGCTCCGTCGACCCGGAGACGGCGCCCTGGTTCTTCATCGCCGTCCCGCGAACGCGAGAGGAAATCTTCCGCGACTACCGCAAGAAGGTGGACCCGGACGAATTCCCTCAGGCCGAACTCGGCCACATCGAGGACGATCTGTCCGAAGTCGACAAGACCGCCCCCGTCTACGGATCCAGGCCCGACTCCATGGACACGACCACCACCTACGCCGGAGAGGTCCCGCTGCACCAGGGCAGCTTCCTCGGACACAACGGGAACCAGAAGGATATCGTCTGGCAGTGGATCCTGTTCGTGAACGACAATGCCGAAGAGAACGAATACTGGATCGAGAAGACCAAGGGCGGAGCGGACCTGGCCTGGGGACCAACGCTCAAGTACCCCAACGGTCGGATCATGTCCATCGCGGGCGACGTCGAACTGTTCGACCGGCACAACCCGTATCCCGATACCGGACTCGTCCGGTTCCGGGACGTGCCGCAGGACAACTTCTGGTTCGGACTCTCGGATATCCCCCCGCTGATCGAACTCCAGCGACTGCACGATGACATGATGGAGAACATCAGGCTCGTGCATCGATTCATGGCCAACTCCAGACTCATCATCGACAAGACCACGGGACTCCAGCCCGGAGAGATCGGGAACGATCCGGATGAAATCTGGTGGACCCAGAACGCGACGCACGACCGCGTGCGCATCCAGGAAGGCATCGTCCCCAGGGCCGAGTTCTACGGACACCTGTCATTCCTGGAAGCCAAGTTCGATCTGCTCTCCGGCCACACCGACGCCCTGCGCGGCATGAACCCGCCCAACGTCCAGGCCGCCAGACACTTCGGACAACTCCAGAGAGCCGCGGCCACCCGCGTGCGTGGCCGCCTGAGGGACATGGAGGACTCGCTGGTGGAAGCCGGCCGCATGATCGCCCGGAGAGTACAGCAGTTCTACCCGTCGTACACGGAAGCCCGAGTGAACGACGACCGCTTCGAGTCACTGGAACTGTCCCAGGAGGACCGGGAGGGCGACTTCGATATCGAGGTCTCCCTCATCGCCAACCTGGACGAGATGAGGGCCGCGGAGTTCCAGCAACTGCTCGTCCTGCACAAGATGGGCGTGGTGAGCGACGAGCGGCTGATCGAGGACTCCGGACTGTCGTCCTCGCAGACACTCCTCGCCGAACTCCCCGAGGTGCGCCAGCAGAGACAGATGCAGATGATGGCGATGGCCGCGCAGCAGAACGCCGAGGAGCAGGGTGGAATGGACGCGAGCGATGCCGCACAGTCGTCCAGCAATACACAGCGAAACGTCGCACGAGCGACGAAAGGTGGTCGAAAGTGAACCGGATCCGATGGACCGTCGCCGCACTCGTGGCGCTGGTGCTTCTCACCGCGTCGTTCCCCACGACCGAGAAATCCAAGGGGTTGGCGAAGGAGTACGCCGTCGTTTCCGGTGCCGGACAGGTGATCGGACCGAGAGGACCGATCCCGGCGGGATGGACGTTCCTCTCGATCGGCGAAGTCGGCGGCGGAAGCACGCCGACCGTGTTCGAGATCGGAAGCGACGACATGTTCAACTCCACGAGACTCGATACCTTCGAGCTGGGCAACGGAGTGGGCCTCAACGACCGATTCGGAGGAGAGATCGACTCCCTCAACGTCCTGACCCTCGGCTCCGGAGCCAGGTGGCATGTGGCGGTGACGAATTGACGAAGCGCATCCTTCCCGGTTTGCTGGCACTTCTCGCAGTCTGGACCATCAGCGTCGCGGGCGTGACGGGCGGCGGAGGAAGTCCGTCGGGCGACGGAGAACTCCTGCCAAAAGGGCTCAACGCCGACTACCCCTTCTCCGGAACCGTCGCCATCGTCATCGATGACGGCTTCAAGTACACCGCAGAGGCCATGTTCGACACCGTCGCCGCGCTCAACGAGGAGTTCGGACTCGCCGGAACCGAAGCCGAAATGCGATACACCGTCGGGATCAACCTCCGTGACGGGAACGGACTCGACGGATGGAACGGCAACCCGGCCGCCGCCAACCGGCTGACCGAGAGCCAGGTCACCATGCTCGACCGTACCGGCCACGAAATCGCGCTCCACGGATACGGGACCGGTGTCATCGACCCGTTCGGCGGAGTCAACCCCTACGAGGTAAGAGGCGCGTTCTCCAACTCCACCGCCTACGATTCCTCGGCCACCGACATGATCGTGGACGGGTACAAGGCGCTCGTCGATACCATCGGGGTCCACGTCTACGGCCACGTCATGAACGCCCACGTCCTCGACGGGTTCGCGTCCTTCGTGCAGGGCAAGTACTTCCGCTGGGTCCGCTCGGGCTCCGTCGTCCAGTACGACGGAAGTTCGGCCTCCTTCCCCGACGCGATCTCCGGCGAGCCAGGGAACCTCGCCGACGGTCGCATCCTCGTGTTCAACAAGACCAACCTCGACCACATGGGGACCTGGTGGTCCAACGCCGAGGCAATGGGCTCCACTACCCTGTCCACCCAGTCGCTCTACCTCCCATGGTATCCACTGAACCGGATGTGGATCGGCCACCAGAACCCGCCGACCAACGGATCCGGACAGGCGACCGAAAACGTGGCCGACCACAAGCGGATGATCCACTGGGCCGCCGAGTCCAACGGATTCATGCTCATCACCTGGCACGACATGAACGTTGATCCACCGGGCGCGGGGACCACGCAGAACCTCGGGGGCATGGACGGCGTGGGCGAGGTCCTGAGATACGCCGCCGCCCTCTGCCGGAATACGCTGCTCAAGAACGACGGCCCCTATCTCCAGGTGCTCACCGCGAACGACGCCGTGAGCAAGCACGCGAACCTGCTGGCGTTCGCCGACGGACCCGTCAACGTGCCCGGAAACTGGAGACTCAAGGCCGGCGACAACAGCAACCCGGAGACCGGAGACTCCGACCTGGACGACGATGGGGACGATACCGACAACGAGGCCCCCTGGGGCTATCCGCACTCCATGATCCCCGCCTGGGCGGACTCGGGCTGGTCCTACATCGACGAGGCCGTGGTGGCCGCCACCGACGGTCTCCCCGGATACGAGGACTCGACGGGAGTCTTCCTGATCGACTCCAACAACGCCGCCGACGGCGGTGCCGACGACAACTTCTCGTCTCTCCTCCAGGTCTTCCCCGTCGCCCCCGGAAGCCGGGTTCGGATCTCCTGCTACGCGAGCGCGAACGAGCTGCCCGAAACCGGATCGGAGACGGATTCCCTCTCCGCTGCCCACATCAACATCCGCACCCGCCCCTACAGGTGGGCCAGGGACCAGACCGATACCACCCACGTCTGGACGCAGCAGCCGACGAGCGGCACGACCTCGGCCAGCCTGGAACCCGAACTCATCACGATCGCCGAGGAGAACCTCGACGCCGATCTCGCCACGACCGGATCCGCCGTTGCCTGGTCCGAGGGTCGAATCGCCCGCCGGTTCCACAGCGCCGACGGATGGACGAGTACTCGGACCGGGAACTTCCAGAACCTGACCTTCTACCACAACCGCGGCGTGGCAAACTTCAACCTCGATACGGGCATCCGGTGGAAAGAGTTCGTCTACGAGACGATCGTTCCCTGGGACACGCACCAGCTCAAGGTCCAGTTCGAGCCGCTCGGGTGGACGGATGCCACGTCCGACACGCTGTGCATCACGGGGATCAATCTCCAGGTTCTGACGCGCTAGGAGGACGACTGGTGGTTGACGCGAACGGGGCCGTAGGGGTATAGAAACCCCAGGGAGGCAGCGATGGATGACGTGCAGATGGGAATGGGCGCCGCTCAGAGCCGCCCGGAGACTCCGGCGCCCCAGCAGCCGGGAGAGCTTCTGTCGCTGAATCTCGCCATGTGGCAGGCGATGCACGCCTGGTCGGGCGAGGAACTGAAGCGCGCAGCGGGCGAGAAGCCGGATCCGCTTGTCATCGTCACCAACCGGAAGATCGTCCAGGACGCGCAGAACCTGCTGGCGCGCGCCGCCGCTACCGGCCGTGCGCGAGCACAGGCACCACAGCAGCCACGGACCCGTGGAGTCGAAACCACCGGCTCGCAGGATGCTGTCACCGGCCAGCCCTTCGGGAATCCGATGGGCGGCGGAAAGGAAGTCAGCTTTGAGCGATAGCGAGATCGCAGCGAAGGCCGCCCGTCTCGAAGACGAGAACCCGGAGCACGATCCGTCCGAAGACGAATCGACCACCGATGGTCCGACGAGCCAAGAAGCCGCCGACAACGGCGCCGATACCGGGCTGGTGGACATCCGCGGTCGCCTGTACGACGTCGACAAGCTGCTCAAGTCGACCGTCCGCGAAGCGGACTACCGGCAGACGAAGCAGGAGAGAGACGAGCTGCGGGACACCGTGGCTTCGCTCACCGAGCGGATGGAAGACCTTCTCGACCAGGTCGAGCAGCGCGAAGCCGCGCCCGCCCAGGAAGAGGAGGAGTACGACGATCCCCTCATGGCACGAGTCGCCGGTCTGGAAAAGCTGGTGAAACCACTCGTTCACAAGCTCCAGGCGGACAGTGAAGCGCAGGCGCAGAGCGTTCAGCAGGAGCGGGAAATGGCCCAGCTGAACCGGGAGATCGAGTCACTGGGCGGAGAACCCTTCTACGACAAGACGGCCATCCTGGACGTCATGGTCGAGCGCGGCCTGGGGCTTGGGCAGGCGGACATCGCCTACAAGTTCCTGGCCGGCGAGAAGCGGGGATTCCTCGCGGCAGAGACCGCGATCAAGAAGAGGGGTGGGGACAAGCCTCCGGTGGTGCCGAAGTCGCGCACTCCGGGATACGGCTCGCCGGGTTCGCCGGAGACGGCGCCCGAACCGCCCCAGGACTGGGATGAGGCCGCGGCTGCCGCCGCGAACGATCCCACCCGACCCGGCCTGCGGTAGATCGTTCGCCGAGGAGCCTCGCTAGGAGGCAATCTTGCTGAACAACATCCTGGACGAGCCGGAATGGGCGACCAAACGGTACTTCGCCCCTCTGGTCCCCGACCAGGTCTTCAATTCGAACACCACCACCGCCATCCTGCGCAAGAGCGCACGGATGGTGAACGGCGGACGGCAGCTGTACCTGCCCTCGCTGTACGCGAGAACGCAGGGCGGCGGATGGATTTCCAAGGCCGGCGGCTACTCCGCGCCCACGACCGAACAGTTCGGGGCCGGACGTCTGAACTGGAAGATCCTCCAGGAGCCGGTCGTCTTCCTCGTCGCGGACCTGTTGGAGAACTCCGGATCGGAGACGCAGCGGTTCGACATCGTGAAGCAGAAGAACATGGCGTCCGCCCGCACGATGGGCGACGACTTCGGCAACGCGCTGTGGTCGCTCGACTACACCAACTCCGACGCCATCGACTCGCTCGATCGAGCGATTTCCAACCAGACCGCGACCGGAAACGAGACGGGATACGGTACTCCGTCCTACGCGGAGATCACCCGTGCCGCGACCGGTGACACGGCGGTCTGGAACGCGAACGTCGACGACGCGACCACGTCCCTGACGACGGGGGCGCTCCACGACATGTGGAACGACTGTTCGGAAGGTACCGATCAGCCGACGATGCTCGCTTCCAACAACAAGGCCCAGCGGCTCTACTACGAGCAGCTGACGCCGATCCAGCGCCAGGGTACCGAGGTCAAGGTGGGCCGCGGTGGCTTCCGGGCGCTGATGTTCAACGACGCTCCGTGGATCATCGACTCGCACATCGCGTCGGCCGACCGCGGCGTGCAGGGTCTCGGTTCGTCCCTGGAGTACATCTACTTCCTGAACACGAACTTCATCGAGATCATGGCGCACCCGGAGGCGTTCTTCGCGTTCATGGGCGTCAAGGAGCCGATCGACCAGTGGTCTTCGATCGGTCGGTTCTTCTTCATGGGGAACGTGGCCTGCCTCGCTCCGAGGTTCCAGGGCAAGTTCTCCGCCATCACCAAGTAGGGAGGTAGCCATGTCTCGCGCTCTTGCGCAGTCTCTCGGCGCCGTCTCTACGTCGGCGAAGCACGAAATCGGACATGTGATCGAGCAGTTCATCACGCACGCGGGCAAGCGGTATCTGAACAAGTACCGCTACTGCAAGGCGGGCGAGGCCATCACGGCCGGCGTCTACTGCGAGATGGATGGCACGACTCCCTGGGAGGTCGTCGAGGGACTGACGTCGACCAGGGCCAATCAGCTCGGGGTGGGCGTGGCCCAGGCGGAACTCGCGGACGGCGAGTACGGCTGGTTCCTGACCGAAGGCGTGGAGGCGCAGGGCACCTACGCGGTGGCCTCTCTTTCCGACCTTCGGGCGAATGCGACCACGGGCGCCATGACGGCCGAAACCCATGCTCAGAACGCCCTGAACGTGGGCATCGTGACGATCGACGACGTGGCCATTCTGCATCCTCCGGGTCAGATCGGGTTCGCGTCCGACGCCTAGTCTCACCGAGGGGGGCGGGTTCGCCCGTCCCCTTCCTTTCCATCGAGGAGTCTCATGGCTCTCGCTGTCACGTCTGAGAAAATTTCGGTGTTCGGCGATCTGCGGTTCTCGACGGGTACCATCGCGTTCGATACCAGCTACCCGACCGGCGGCGAGCCGATCGTGCCCGCGGACGTGAAGATGTCGAAGCTGCTCGTTCTCCTGGTGGAATCGAACGACGGATACGTCTTCACCTGGGACGACACCAACGACACGCTGATCGCGTACCACGGCAACTACGACCCCGGCTCCGCGGACGGACCGCTCATCGAGGTCGGGAACACGTCG